GTAGGTGTAGACGTAGGTGTAGACGTAGGTGTAGACGTAGGTGTAGACGTAGGTGTAGGAGACGATCTGTGGTATTTATTTTCCAGTTCTTGTCTATCAGTTTCAGCTTTATATCTATCTATAGCAACTTTTTGTTCTTCTAATTCTAAATCTTCTCCCTGTAATGCAGCATAAAATTTAGCTAATCCGTGTCTTATTTTAGTAGCTCTTGCTGTGCTAACTTTATTCAACATCCCTGTTTGAGCAACAAAATCAGGTAATGACCCTATTTGCCAGTTCTCTCCATTATAAGTTTTCCATAAATTTTTACGCAATGCTTCTGCTATATTTTTATCCTCTAACATTTCATCTGTAACACCAATATCCATTAATAGTTCTTTGTCATTTATAAAATCAATATTAGCTATTTGTTTGATATCTTTAGTGTCAAGAAATTCTTTTAATAATGGCTTAGCATCTATTTGTTTTTGCACTGCATTTGCATTTCCACTTTCACTAAACTCTTCTGCTAATGCAAAAGAATCCTGTGACACTAATTGATTTCTCATTGCCATTAATGCTGTGCCCTGAATTTCTAATTCTTGTCTTTGATTATCCAATGCCATTTGTTCTAGCTCTGCTTTACCACCAGGAAGTATGTCAAATCCACCTTGATTATTTCTTACATAACCTGCTTGCATAAGCTTAAAATTTTGTTCATCTCGGTCCATCTGTATTTTATGCCTAACTTCACGTGCATTTACACCTGCATTTACACCTGCGACAAAACTCATATTACCTCCCAGTTAAATAGTTAGTTTCTTTTGTTTCCCAAGGCGCTGGAGTATAATTTTGCCCTGAGGATGATTGTGCACTTTCCATTCTATCCAATCGTTTATCTATTTCTCTAAGCCCAGCATTAAATCCACCAATTTGCATTAAATTACCAGAAATATTTCCTAAATGTTTATGCATCGCAGCAGATGCCTGCGATCTTTGTTGTTCAAATATTTGTGCTTGTTGCATTCTAGCATTTGTAGCATTTGTATGTGCATTACTTACAACATTTGCGGCTCTGTTAACATTTCCATATGCTGCATTAACACTATTCAATAAATTTGCTCCACCTTGTAAACCCAATTGTACAAAACCTAATTTTTGTTGAGCAACTGTATCTGGAGTATATGCTCTAATCCAAGCTCTTCTATTAGCATTACTTACATCAGCCATATTTTGAGTATAAGCTTCAAAGTCACTTCCTCCTATACCTCTTTGAGCCATAGAACGTCTAATTAATGTCTCAGCTTCTTGATGTGCAATTTGTTGCTCTCTTAAAGCTTTAGCAATAAATTTATCTGCTGTTAAGTTTTTGTAATAATTACCAAGATTAGTATATACATCCCCAAATACTGCTTTCCAATCTTCATATTGCTCTTTAGCATATGCTACACCTTCTTTTTGGAATTTCAATTGATTTTTTTGCAAAGCAATATTTTCTCTAGCTATTTGATTTGCTTCTGATTGAGCTCTTTCAGAATTTTTTCTACCTCTTCTTGCTTCGTTATGGCTCATTATTCCACCTATAGCGGATACAGCTAATCCTGCAGCAGCAACTACTCCCATTAAATACCTTCCTTTCTGTATCTTTTGTATACTAAATCAGCTCCGTACTTTTTCAGTACAAGTTCCATACCATTACTAGTATTATGCCAATCAGTTTCCCAGGCTTCATAGCCATATTCTTTTATTATCTCAAGACTTTTATCTATTAATAACTTAATATTTTTAGTATACTTTTTAGCATATATACCAGAAAAATAATAGCTCTTACTATTTAATTCATGCCCAGTTATAAATCCAACTAAGTCTTCATTTTCATATAATCCTAGAGTTAATGTATTTTTATTACTGTATAAACTATTCATTAATGTGTAAACCGATACATAAGGTGATAAAGGCATACTCATTAATTTACCAAAATCAATATACAATTTTAGTAAAAGTAATAAATCTTCTTCTGGTATAATTTTAACTTCCGTTTTCATTTTCTAACTCTATTATTCTATTTTCTAGTTCCTCAATTTTTAACTTCATTTCTAGTAATGTATCATGCAATAACTGAGCGTTAAAATTTACTGTTAGTAATTCATTAAAATCAGGAAAACTATTAAACGCCATTTTGTCTTCCAAAAGGATTAATATCTATAGTATATATTGTACCCTTGCCTACAATATTTAAAGAACAACCATAGCCTCTTTGTTTCTCTGCGGGTGGTTTTAAATCAAAAGTTTTATTCCCTGCTATGCTCTGAGTTAAAACAACTACTCCATCAATAATAATTTTTACAGTAAATTCCCCATCAGCTCTGATATAAATATGATGGTACATTTTAATTTCAGCATGATTATTATCAATAAATACAGGGGATGTGTATTCTAAATTAACTTCTTCTCCTGTAAATGCTGTGCATAATTTATCATTTTTGGCAAAATATAATTTACCATCATATACAGCCATGCCATCAATTGTAGACTCATAAGTAGATTCATAAAATTTAACACCTGCCCGCATATCTAATATTAATAAAGTGCCATCAGTTTTTAATAAAAAATACCTTTCATCAAATATTATACTTTGCTTAACATCTAAACTTATTTTGTCAAGCAAAGATTTAGAAATTACTGATACATAACCACTATTTAATGAACATATGCCATCATACGAAACCCATAAAGGCATATTTTTTAGCACTTGACAAGACCTATTAGTTAAGCATCCTTGTTGAGTAGAAATTAAAATTAAACTGAATTTACTTTTATTCGTACCAGTTAATAAATAAGTTAAAGTTTTAGTAAAAACTAATATACCTTGTTGAATGGGTAATAATCCTGTGCCATCTTGTCTTAATTTTATTGAATTCTCAGGAGGCCAAACACCTGGTTCATCAATCTCAGAAAATTTTAATTCTGCGCCTACTAAACCAAATAATATTCCATAAGCTTCTGTTAAAGCAATTAAATCTTCCTTAGGTGGGTAATGGTCATGTGATGTTAGTATTTCAGTTGCATCAACATCAAGAACATCATCTAAATAATCAGTAGTACCAATAGGTAGTTCAGCAATTTTAGTCATAGTAGTTAAATCACCGCCTAAACGATATACTATAATATGAGTTACTTGTGGGTCAGAACTTTGAGGAATATCAGATAAAGTAATAGCACTAACAGTATTGCCACTACTTCTATACTCTTCGTCTGAATATGGTGAAACTGCAGATTCTAATCCATTATTAACATTATAATATGTTACAGCATATTGTACATACCCTTCTGAAATAGTTGAACTACTTAAAGTTAATGATGGCCTTCCTTCAGGGGGCCATATATAATTAAATGCAAACCCTATCCCTGCAGCTGCAGGGTAATAAATAATACGGTCATTATCATTTAAAGATAACTCCATGCAAGATTGGCACATATGAAATAATTCAGAATCATCTTCATCTTCTTCATATATGCTTATTACTATATTTGATTTTTGCCCTATCGTAATACGTAATCTATTATGTCCAGTTAATAATTCTGCTCGTTTAAATATAACCCATTTAGGTGCACCAGTATCATTTACTACAACAAAAGCAAGTCTTCTATCAAAAGGTTCTTCAGGATAATAATCAGAATCATAATGAGATTCAATAGTAATATCAAGGGTAAAATTTTCTCTATTTACAGTAACTTTTTCTACTGGTTTATCAATGCCTAATTTATGAGTATTTGTTCCATCATAAACTTTTGGATAACTTGGTTTATCTGTAAAATATAATTTATTTTCATATTCTATATATTCTCTTTCGTTAGAGGAATATTTCCATTCATCCTTAAAATTATAAAAATAAGGCAGAATATCAGTTGAAGTTTCAGTAAATGTTTTATCAGATTTCAAAATAGTAGAATTAACATCTGCATTTAGCAATGTTTGAGCTTGGCTAAGATGTATTAGTGTAGGGTCTACCCTTAAAGATAAACCCCCATTAAAAGTATGCACTTTAGGCATAATTAATCCTGTTCCTCATAACTAAAATCCAATTCATTCCATTTAGATACTTCAATATTTTCCCTTAACTCATCATTATCTATTGATACTAATAAATTAGAATTTTCATCCAGCCATTTTAGTTTATTTATAATTGTAACTACTTTATTGAATAAAAATAACAAATGGCTTAATTTAGCTTTTTTTGATTCTCCCTCAATATTATTTAATACTTTATCGTCAATATCATTAATGACTTTATTGGCTATATTTTTTCTAACTCGTTCATTATTAGTATTAATAAATTTCCACAATTTAGTTTCTAAATTAACTACGCCATAAGCTTTGAGAATAAACAAATAATAGTTAAGAAATTGAGTATCTTCTAATTTATTTTCATTATTGTAAATTTTATCAATAGCATTAATTACAGTATTTTTTTTACTACGTTTTTCAATAATTTTTAATCCCTTAATAGCATCATTATTTATAAGCCAATTTTTATACTTTTCTTTATCTACTACAGAAAGCTTTGACGCAATACCAAAATCATGCAAAATAATATCCTCATCATTTTGCTTTATATAATTATTAGTTATATAAATAATTTCCATAATTAAAAATGAACCATTTTAGGCACTGTACAAATATTTATGCCCCTATAAACTGAAACTTGTTGATAATTATTATAACCAAAACCTAACACTGCCCCATTATTCAGTAAAATATTAAAATAAGTATCATGCCCATATCCTCCTCTAGAAACTTGTTTTATACTATCTGTTAAAGCAAAATTAACCTCTGTAAAATAGTAACTATCAGTTGTACTACATATACCTAATTGCCCATGATTGTTTCGCCCAGAAGCAAACATTCTATTATCATTAGTAATAATTAAAGCAGAAATTTCATACCCATATGTATTACCGTATAAGGTATAAACATCCTTCACATTAGAACGTATAAATACTGGGCTATACCGCGCAGAAGTATCCCCTAGTCCTAGTTCTCCTCTAAAATTACGCCCCCAACCATATAAATCATCATCTACAGTTATACCAAAATACGATGTATAACCACCTATAGAAGCCACTATTTTTCTAAAAGTAGTAGGAAAACTTATTTGAGCTGGTAAAGCATAATGATTACCAGAATATGTTCCATGCCCTAATTGACCATATTCTCTACATCCCCAGCTATGTAAATTACCGCTAGAATCTAAAGCTAACACTGAAGGTCTAAGAATTCTACTATTACCAGAACGGGTATTACCAGAAGGAGCCAAATCAGTGATAGAACTTAAAGTAGTAATTGGATTAAAAAGTTCTTGCCTATCAGCTGAAGCCACGTCATAACCTAAAGCAAGGTAATTATCATGTCCACATGAATATACTCTTCCTTCTGAAGATACTAAATAAGATTGTGCATATGAAGTACCTAATACGTATATTTTTTCTATTGTTTCTCCAGGATTAATACCTATTATTGTTCTTTTAATTGCTATCAATTGGTCAGAGCTATTTCCACTACCACATTGCCCAAATGAATTTCTACCCCAAGACCATACTTCACCATCATTATCTAAAGCTAACCAAGTGTTATGGTTTGAATCATACCCTTGAGTTGCTGTAGTCATATCCTTAATATTATCTCTTATAAAAACTAGTTTGGATTGATTAGCAGTATTACCTTGACCAAGAGCTCCATATCCACCATATCCTATACCGTATAAGTCTCCATCCTCATATAGCACCATATATGTCCAATTAGAAGGAACTATTTTTTTAATTTCCACGCCTTTTTTTACTGCTGGTTGAGGAACTAAATTTGTCCCATAGCCATCACTTAATTGTTGTATATCGCCCGAAACATAATTAGCCTCTCTACCCCAATGAATTATTTCATTATCTGTGGTAACTCCTACCATCCATGATTCTGGTATGCTATTAGAAGTATCTGCCAATAATTTAAATTTTAAGCCTATACTTTTAGCTGTGTCCAAAACTTGGGTTAAATTCTGTCCTCCAAGTGCTGTAGCATTTATATTAGATCGCACTTGGGTTAAGTTTTGTCCTTCAAGTGCTGTAGCATTTATACCAGATTTCACCTGAGTTAAGTTTTGCCCCCCAAGTGTAATAGCACTTGTATTAGATTTTACTTGAGTTAAGTTTTGTCCTCCAAGCATTATAGCATTTATATTAGATTGCACTTGGGTTAAGTTTTGTCCCCCAAGTGTAATAGCACTTGTATTAGATTTTACTTGAGTTAAGTTTTGCCCATCAAGTGTTATGGCATTTGTAATATTTGTTATATTATTAATAGCTTGTGCTAATGTTGTATTTTCATTGTATAACAAATTATCAGCATTTATTTTAGTTAAATTAACTACTTGACCAGCCCTAGTTTGTATAACATTACCTGTGCCTAAATTTAAATCTTCAGCACAGATTAAATTTCGTTTTACTTTAATACTAACCATTATGACATAGAATTATATTTAGTTACCCTAGCTCTTTCTACATTATTGAAAGATTTTTTTATAAATCGAGCAACTTTTTTATGCTCGTATATAGTTAATTCTTCATTCCCTATTTGCCTATTTTGTGTTTCAGTATTATCTCTAAATGCAACTCCAGCTACATAATGAGCTAATACCGATGCTAATTGGTTATCAACTAATATACCTAAATTATCAGTAATACTAGTTAAAACTTTAGGCATTCTTGTATAATAAATAGTTATATATTTGTTTATATCTTCATCTTCAATATCGCCAAAATTAGTTTCAAATTCAGGAACCATTGAAGAATAGTCAATATCAGTTATTATACCTAAATGTGTGTCTTCATCAATAGTTACAGTATCCCCAAAATTAGGTTCTGGATAAATTCTAAATACGCCAATTTTTTCTAAATTGTACACTATATGCGTAGGTATACCTCCAGTAACATCTTTCCAGCGATACCCAAATTCTCTATCCATTTCTTCGTGAATATACTTACATAAAGGAGTTCCTAAGTATTCAATTCTTTCTATCCTTATAGCAATATCACTTATATCATATATTGGAATATTTTTGATTAATTTCATATAAATAGTAGCATTAAAAACTCTTGTAGTTAATGCTATATCTAGCAAGGCATCATTTAAACAAGAAAGCAAACGATCATCAGTCCACCGAGTTTTATCGGTATCGGATAATGAATACCTAGCACGGTTTATGATATCGCTTGCTTGCATTAATTATTTAAGACTACTCCGTATAATTTCCTACACCTCTAGTAAATTCTATATAAACAATAGTCAAAACAAATTTACCTGAAGTTATAGCAATATTTGGAGTCACAGTTACTTGTTTACCAGTACCTGAGGTTTTATTAACTGTTGCTACTGCACCTCTATGAATCGTTCCTGCACTTGCAAGTGATACATTAGTTAATGCATTTGTAGTATCAATCTTCACAGTTAAAGTAGCCCCAGCCATAGCAGTTTCTACCGCAACATAACAATCAGTGACCATTACATTTTGTGGTAAATTAAAAACAAGAAGTTCTTCTGTGTCATCAAAATCATCCGCTTCTAATACTATAGAATTGCATGAATTACTTTTCTTCTCAGCGAAGTCTTTTTTATACCTTATGTCTTTCATATTACTCCTATGATATTTCCACATCAACAGCAATAACCCCATAATCAATATCAGCAACTTTAGCTGATTTATAGTCTTCGTGTTCTGCCGTTAATATAGTTTTTTGAACATTCATCCAAAATTCAATAGCTGATTCAGATGTAATTCCAAAATCAGTAGAGATTTGGTGCTTATAATCAGGTTGTTTACCAAGCGCTAATTGTAATGCACTAGCGCCTACAATTACACCTCTTGAATGCAATGTCGTGTCTGGGTCAAAACCTTCTTGACCAGCCCAAACATTATTATCATCCCGTTGGCGTAAACCTGCGATTTCAACCCCTGTTTGATTTAATGCGATGTCACCAGTACCATCAGTATTGCCAAAAAATTGGTCTGCCTCTAATAATATTAACTGACCAATTTTACCAAAAACACCTTTGAATGCTCTATTACCAGTACCTCTAACATCAGCATTAAATACTAGGGATTGATAGGAGCTATCTTTTTTCAACATTACTGCCATAGCAGCATCCATAATAAATAACCAACAAGGTCTACCATCTTGTGTTTGATATGGAGTTAATGGGCGTCTGGTCTTACCAGTTGAAAACCCTTGAGAAGTTTTAACAACTTTCTCAACTTCCAATAAATCATTGTAGGTAAAATTAGAACCTAAATCAATTATATGTGTTGGTGCTTTACCTAATAATCCCTGAGCAGCATCGAATAAAGCTTGGTCTTTAAACCTTTGCCATAAATCACTAAGTTTTTGCCTTGAATCAGAATGCTGGTTAACCATAAGATTACCAATATCCACTCCATCAAAAGTATCTCCATTATCAACAACTAAACGGTAACGATCAACAGTTAGTTTATTGCTAAACTTTTTCTTTTGTTCACCTTTACCATATGCGGTATCTCTACCTTTAATTGCTTTACCAGCGATATTACCATCAAAATCAAAAACCACCGTATGACCAGAATTAGCATTACTATTTTTAGCTTGATAAACAACACTGTCCATAGTTCTTCCAGTCATAGGAGACCAAAAAGATTTATGCGCTGATTGGAGTAAACCTTCCCTTATCCAAGCTTGACGCTTTAAATCACTATCGTATGATACCCGTCCTGTGGGCATAATAACCTCCTTAGAAAAAAATTACTAAAAACTTATGAACTAATATACCTCAGTTGCATAAGACGAATTAATCTTATTATTGATAGCTTCATTTGAAGGAGTATCAGTACCAGGAATATTACTAAGATTTGGTTGCCTCAAAGTTTCATCGGATTGTTGTATAACTTTACCTGTATTTAAATAGTCCTTAACTTCATATAAAAATTCTTTGAAGTCAATTTCATTAGATGTAAGTTTGTTAACAATTCTAGGAGGCACATCATTTTTAATTACATCATCATTAATGACGCAATCAGGATTAGCTTCCTGAAATTCTTTCAAAACAATATTTCTTTGTGTTATTTCCTGTTCAGTGGAAATTTCTTTTAATGCTCTATCTTTTTCTGCATTTTCAATACTATTAAGTTTTTTTCGCCATTCTTCTGGGTCAGAGAATTTGAGTTCTTCAAGTTCTTCAGTTTGCTCAGCAGTTAACTTAACAGTAGTGCTTCCACTTAATTTGTCCATTAATTGTTTATTTTGTTTTGCCAATACAGCTTCACTTTGTTTCGCTCTGGTGTATGCAGATTGAGTATCTCTTCTACGTTGTTCAGCAATTACAGCAAATTGCATCTCTTCTGAGATATTATCATTGAATTGCAGTTTACCATTTTCATCTGTTTTAGTATTAGCTAAAATAGTACTAACTTGTTTAGCAAAGTCATCACCAACAGCGTTATCTGGAGTGGTTGTCATAATTTACCTCAATAATTAAAAAGTTAATCAAAATATATATTTTTCAATACAATTTTATTATAACATAAAAATTTTATAAATTTGTGTTATAATAAAAAAAATAAATTTATTAAAAGTGAGGTAAATATGCATACTACATTAGAGCAAATTGATAGAGTGATAACTTTTTCTTTCAAACCTGATGATACTAAAGCCTTTGCTAATATAAATAAATTAAAAGAATATTCTAGAGAAACTGGAGTAACATTTAGTTTTTTGGTATTAAAAGCTATTGACAATTATCTAAAGGACTCAAATGGCTCAACTAAATAAAACTAAACCTCTTGCGATAGCAAAATTAAAAAATGGAGAATCTATTTCATCAATAGCTGAAGAATTAAATATTTCTACTTCTTTGATACAAGAATGGGCAGAAACACTTTCACCTGAAGATAAAATAGCTAAAGAAGTAAATACTATAGCTATACAAAAAGCTACTGACATTGTTAAAGTCACAGAAATAAATAATGCTGATAAATTACAAACAACATTATTAGCTTTAGCTATATCATTAACAGATGAAATTAAAGTAGGTTGTCAAGATTATGCAATAGCCAGAGCACTAAATACATCCGCAGATACTATAGCTAAATTGCAAAATGCTTTCTTTGGTAAAGGAACACAAATTGCTGTTATTAATACCAATACAGATAGATTATCAGAAGAATTAAAAACCTTTAGAGGTGTGTTAAGAGAATAATGTTAGCCATACCTGAAGAAACTTTTTCACAATTATATGCTGGTACTGATATAATAAATTATACTGACATTTTTTATTCTATACCTAAAAGTGACAATGAATTTATTTATAAATATTTATCTTCAAAATTATGGCGATTAAATAATATTTATACTATCATTGATAAATATGGCCAACAAGTAATTTTTAGAATGAATAAAGCCCAGCATATAGTTTATTCAGCAAGTTTAAAACACTCTAGATTAATAGTATTAAAATCCCGTCAACAAGGAGTATCAACATTATGGATTGTTTCCTTTTTTGATGATTGTTTATTCCGTGAAAATTTTCATAGTGGATTAATGGCTCAAGGAACAGATGAAGCAGAAGTATTATTATCTAAAACTAAATTATTATGGGATAAACTAGACCCTGCGATAAAAAATTTTTTATCAATAGATATTAAAAAAGACAACACTAAAGAATTAAGTTTTACTAATGGGTCATTCGTATTTATTAGAGTTTCATTTAGGTCTGCAACTTTGCAAAGATTACATATTTCTGAATTTGGAAAAATAGCTAACAAATATCCAGAACGTGCTCGGGAAACTAAAACAGGTACACTACAAGCTATAGCCCCTGGCAATACAACAATAATTGAATCTACTGCAGAAGGAGAAGGAATATATAAAAATATGTGGGATACTGCTAATGCATATGCTGGCATAATGACATCAAAAGATTTTATGCCAATTTTTTTATCTTGGCTTAATGACCCTCATTGCACATTAGAAAGATATCAAACACCCACAGCTAGAGCAATAAGTTATTTTAAAACTTTAGAAGAAAATTTAGGAGTAAAACTTACCCAAGGACAGAAAAATTTTTGGATTGCACAATATAGAGAATTAGGTGAAGATATATTTCAAGAATACCCTGCTACTGCTGAAGAAGCTTTTCTTAAAGGCCGAGATGGCACATATTATGCTAAATTATACTTAAGACTTGTACGTAAAAGAGATAGAGAAGTAAATGACTTATTTGACCCTAATTTACCAGTTCAAGTGGCTATTGATTTAGGGTTAAATGATTATTGTGTATTACTATTTTTTCAAACATTTTCTGATGGGTGGAGAATAATAAATAGTTATCATAATTCTGGTATGGGTATAGAACATTATTGCCAAGTAATGGATAAAATGGTAGGCCAATATAATTATAATATTTCTTTACTAATACTTCCTCATGACGCTAGTGTTAGGGATTTAAGTACTAACATCACAAGAGAACAGGCATTTTGGCATTTTGGCTATAAAAATACTTTTTTATTAGATAAAACAAAAAGTGTAGATAATGATATAGAAATAGTACGACAAGCAATGCACAATTTATGGATTGACCCTTGCGCACAATATATAATAGATTGCTTTTTAAATTATACTAAAGAGTATGATGAAAACAGAGACACATGGAGAAATGTACATAAACATGATAAATACTCTCATGGAGCAGATGCTATAAGATATATGGTAAAAGGAGGACAAACTTATAAAATTCCTACCCGACAAAAAAGAATATCAGGGATTGATGTATAGTATTTATTAAATTTAATAAATACCATAGTAGGAATAAATTTTAAACCCACTCTACCT